TGCTAAAGATAAAGGATAAGGGATGGCGCGAATGGTCGGCTAATGGCGTAGGTGTAATGATGGGGTTGTCTGAGTTGTGGAATGTCGTTTATCCACAAATGCAAAAGCCAGAGAATAAAGATAAAGTCGTATTCCTTAAATATTCAGGCGCAAGAATGGAGAAGATAGGGCAAGGCACAACTCGTATTCCAGAGTTTGAAGTAAAGTCATGGCATACTTCTACAGATAAGCCACCAGTAAAAGAGGAAGCCGTTGTGGTTCAGGACACAAACGCTGCTCGTGGTCTTGAAGATGACGAGATACCCTTTTAACTGATGCCTGTGAACTTGGGGGCGTAACTGCCCCCTCTTTTTTATGTATACGCATTTAGATTTATTTAGTGGAATTGGGGGTTTTGCTCTTGGGCTACAGAGAACAGGTAAATTTAAGACGATTGCCTTTTGTGAGGCTGACGAGTTTTGCCATCAAGTACTTAGAAAGAACTTTGGGAATGTTCCCATTATTAAGGACATAAAGAGCTTTGACACAGAAAGATTTATTCACGAGCATGGAAGACCCTTCATCATCACAGGGGGATTTCCATGTCAGCCGTTTTCACAGGCTGGACTCAGACAAGGCACTGAGGATGAAAAGGGTCGTGATCTCTGGTCAGAAATGTACAGAGTTATTTCCGATCTTAAAGCTCCATGGATTATTGGCGAAAATGTCCAGGGGTTTGCTACACTTCCCATGGTATTCGAGAGAACGGCTACTGACCTGGAAGCATGTGGCTATCAGACAGTCTGTTTCAATATTCCAGCTTGCGCCACGAACCTTAAGCACGAACGACAACGACTTTGGATTGTTGCCCACTCCGAGGGCAAGCAGTGCTATGGCACAAAAGTTAAGTCCAAATCTTGCAAAGAGAGCAAAAAAATTCAATCTGGAAGAAGTAATGTCAGCAATATTTTTTCCAACGCCAACAACCAGGGATTACAAAGGCACGAACTCCTACGAGAGAACAAAGCAGAAGATAGAACAGGGGGAAAGAGGTCACATGGGGCAACTTCCCAATTACATAATGATGAAGGAAGGAGAGAAGTCAGAGGCATCTTTGAACCCAGACTGGGTGGAGAGCTATCTGATGGATTATCCAATAGGATGGACGAGAGTGAGTTCGGAGTTCCAAGAGTCACAACTGAAAAGCAAGACAGAGCAGCACGACTCAAAGCAATCGGAAATGCCGTCATCCCCACCATCCCAGAAATCATCGCAAGAGCAATCATAGAGGCAGAGAATGGAACTTAGCAAGCCACATCCAAATCCTACTATACGCATTATCTCGTTAGGTGCTGGGGTACAGAGTACAGTTATGGCTCTCATGGCTGCAAAGGGAGAGATAACACCAATGCCTGACTGCGCTATATTCGCTGATACTGGCTATGAGCCAGAGGGTGTGTATGAGCATTTAGATTGGTTAGAAAAGCAACTGCCCTTCCCTACTTATAGAGTTGCACAAGGGAATATCAAAGAAGATATAGAGAGAGGCGCAAAAACTGGTGAACGATTTGTGGCTATGCCCTTCTTTACGAAAGATGGTGGCATGGGTATGAGGCAATGTACGGCTGAATATAAAATCTCTCCTTTAAGAAATAAAACAAGACAGCTTCTAGGCTTAAAGCCAAAGCAAAGAGCAAAGGATAAAGTCTCTGAACAGTGGATGGGTATTTCATGGGATGAAATGCAAAGGATGAAGGAAAGCAGCCTATCCTATATCTATCATCGGTTTCCCCTGATTGAAAAACAAATGCGTAGGCATCATTGTCTGTCGTGGTTTGAGAAACACTACCCATCAAGAACCTTAGATAAGAGTGCCTGTATTGCGTGTCCATTCCATAATGATGAGTTGTGGCGTGACATGAAACTAAATGACCCAAAATCATTCAGTGATGCTGTTGAGTTCGATAAAAATATAAGAGTGCTACCAACATTTAAGCAAGAGCAGTTTGTACATAGGTCTTGTAAGCCATTAGATGAAGTTGATTTTGAGAACGCTGAAGACAAAGGGCAACTGTCTTTTTTGGGCGAATGTGATGGGCTTTGTGGCGTGTAATGATAGAGATAATAACATACACGATGTATCTAATAACCATAACGGACATAGAGACCGCTAATGTCGAATTGCATAGGCTTGTGTTTGATAATCATAAAGAGTGTGTGCGTCTTGCAGAGGCTGTAAATCAGGTACGAGACCCAATATCTACAAAGAAGAATTGTCGTAGTGTCATTTCCTATTATGAGGATTTGCCATGATACAAAACCATATCAAAGAAATAGCATTGGATTTATTAGGAGAGCCTAACAAGAAGTTGTCTACAGATAAGGAGTTGCGCTTTGGAACATATGGCTCAATGTCAGTGGATTTGGAAAAGGGTACGTTCTTTAGCCATGAGGACAACGAAGGCGGGGGAACAATTGACCTGGTGAAGCGATATGTCAATGACCATGTGGATTATTTGAAGAAGTATGAAGAGCCGAAGAATAGAGATAATATAAAAGATATATACCCTTACACCGATAAGGATGGAAAGACGCTCTATGAGGTAGTGCGTTTTGAGCCTAAGACCTTTAGACCAAGACGCATGAATGGCACTGGCTATGTTTGGAACTTACAGGGGGTTGTGCAAGTACCTTACAGGCTGAAGGATATATATGATAGGCGTGATGAGGTTATCTATATCGTTGAGGGGGAGAAAGACGCAAATACTCTGGCGAAGATGGGGTATGTGGCTACAACGAATTGCTTTGGGGCGAGTAATTGGAAGCCAGAGATCAATAGCCATTTCTCAGGTAGGGATTGTGTCATTGTGCCGGATAATGATGATGAGGGGCGTAAACACGCAGAAAAGGTTGTAGAGCAGCTAAAGAGTGTGTGTAACAGCCTCAAGGTTGTGCATCTGCCTCTTAGCAATCAGAAGGAAGATATAACCGATTACTTTGGGTGGCTGGGGTCTAAAGAGGAGTTTGATACGCTTGTAAAGGATGCTCCTTCAATAAAGTGTAAGCCGGAGAGTACAGTGCCGTTTCAATCGTGGACTGTGGTAGACGCAATGACTATACCACCTAGACGCTTTCTCTATGACAATCATTATATCAGGAATTTCGCTAGTATTACCATCGCTACAGGCGGTGTAGGTAAATCTACCTTGTGTCTTACGGAAATGATAGCGATGGCTACGGGACGCAATCTATTGGGTGTAGAGCCTACGGAAAGGCTGAAGGTGCTGTACTTTAATGGAGAGGATCCGATGGAAGAAATACAGAGGCGTTGTGTGGCAACGTGTGAGCATTTTGGAGTACCGCAAGAGGAGTTGGTTGATCATTTGTTTATTGCAAGTGGAAGAGATTATGACTTGCTGTTGAGTGAAGGATTTGAGGGAGAGATAAACGAGGGAAGTTTTAAGCTGTTGGAGGACTTCTGTAAGGATAAAGGTATTGATGTCTTCTGTGCAGACCCATTGGCAAATATGACAACTTCTGGAGAGACTAATGAAGTGTTTCGAACATTGGCAAAGAGGCTGTCGGATTTGGCTGATAGCTGTGGGATATCTATTGAGTTGGTGCATCATACTCGTAAGGGAAATGGTTTAGACACAAATGTGGAAAGTGCTAGGGGTGGGTCTTCTCTTATAGCAGCAGTCAGAAGTGCAAGGGTGTTGTCTCCTATGACAAAGGAAGAAGCGGATAAGGCGGGTCTTGAGAGCCATGTCAATCACTTTAGGGTTGAGGTGGGAAAGAGCAATCTGGCGAGACCTATGGATAAGGCACTGTGGTTTGAGAAAAGGTCTCATGCACTGGATAATGGGGATAGTTGTGCGGTTCTGGAGAAGTGGGAGTTCCCTGATGCTTTTTCTGGGATGTCTGTGGAGTTGGGGCGCAAAATACAAAGACGTATTGAGACTGAGAGACCAAAGCATAGTCCTAGGGCTGAGAATTGGGCTGGGAAGATCATTATTGAGGTGTTGGAGTTGGATATCAAGGATAGCGATAAGTTAGCAAGGAGTAAGGCGAGTACGATACTCAAGGAGTGGGTACGGACAGGGGTTGTGGAGGTATATGAAGACCATGACGGAAGACAGGGAAGGATGACAAAATTCTACTGTCAGGGGAATAAAATTTTAGAGGAGTAGAGCATGACGAAGGATGATTTAGAGGAACGATTTAGGCTCAAACCTATCACCAAAGATGAGAGGATGCAGCAGTTACG